TAGATCCTTACATTCAAGCTGTTGGTGAGTTAAAGATTAAACTACGTGGTATTCGTAAGCAATATCGCAAGCAAAATAAGCATTCTCCTATTGAGTTTGTGACTGGTCGAGTCAAGCCAATTGAAAGCATTAAGGAAAAAATGGCTCGTCGTGGCATTACTTATGCGACTTTAGAGCACGATTTGCAGGATATTGCTGGCTTGCGTGTGATGGTTCAGTTTGTAGATGACGTCAAGGAAGTAGTGGAAATTTTGCGCAAACGTCAGGACATGCGAATCATACAGGAGCGAGATTACATTACTCATCGAAAAGCATCAGGCTACCGTTCCTATCACGTGG